GTGTCGTTAGGGTAAAAGCGTGTCTTAAATTTTAAGTCAACGTCTCCGGCTGTCTTCTCGTCGGGTATAACCTCAGTCACTCTGGCAATCTGGTCACCATTTCCAATAGATATAGGTCCAGTTTCGCAAAATACAGATCCTGAGTCGTAGTTTAATCCTGTCTCGTGATCGTAAAGATCTGTGTCGGCATTGTGTCCGGCTAAGATAGGATGACGAAATACGCCTCTGGGAACCCCTCCAGTTCTGCTAAGATTTCCGATTAGCCAGTGATTTTCCAGTAAATCGTAAGCAACATAACGATCTATTTCTGTGCTATTTGAAGATGGGTATAACCACCATATCTCTGAAAATTCAGTGTTGCTAAATCCCCAAATTTTTGACTGTTGGTTTCTGTTTAAGTCGTCAAAGACATAATCGTGAACTTCGCAAGGAAGCTCCTGAACTGTGTTACCATCGAACCTGAAGAAGCCGCGTTGGCCCATCCAGAAGACGCCCATATCCGTATCAAGCGCCGACGCCCTAGACACGGCCCCGCAGGCAGTTCCGACACGGTCAAATCTATAAATGTACGGAGGCCCAGTATATTTTGCGGCAAAGGCGTCTAAGTCTGTAATGATTAGCGTCTGGCCTCTGGTCTTGACGCCCTGCATTATTTGGCCAGAAGTTTGTAACTCTATGGAACCGGCTTGATTGGTGCTTGCGGGACTCCAGAGGGTATTGTCCTCAAAGTCGCACCACTGCACTTTACGAGGCGATCCACCCGCACCCAGTGCAAATATAAACCGCTCCTCTGTCACGACTAGGCCAAGATTAGATGTTGGTGCGTTTGAAATAACTGCGGCATTCGAACTTGGGTTAAGTTGCCATTCTAAAAGTCTGCCATCATCATAGTGGCAAGCAACTAAAAACTCTCCATAATTGTCTAATGACCAAGTGGTCGCCTCTGAATATGTACCTGTCGATGGCCTACTTGTCCCATAAAAGCCAGTACCATAGAAGCCGCCTCCATATCCAAGATTTAAAGCCGCATCTTCCCTGCCAGTAGCCAAGCCGCTTATAGTAATATCAGTGACTACCCCTGCGCCAGTCATTACCTTTAATTCGTTGTGACTCCCTCCTGCAAAATAAGCTGTATTGTTATTTGCTTCCCAAGCGTGTGCGCCACGAATGGGATTGGTGCTAAACCCTGCTTTTTTCTCCTGCCATCCACCAATAGGACGGAGCGAACCGTCACGCCACCTGACTAAACTCCCATCGCGCCAACGATTTGAAGCGTCAAAATCTGTGCCGTTTCGATAAAACCCTGCTTGTAATTTGAGTGGGACTAGGGGCATGATAATCCTATAATGGTTTAGTAGGCCAAGTTACACTTGTTGGGAAAGTTGATTGATCTGTAATGTTTAACAAAGCTGTTCTGTAATTTGTCCACTCTGTCTGCTTTGCATCAGTTAATTCTGCCCACCGCAATGGATTTGTTACAAGCGGATCAACTTCAGTTTCTAATTTAGAATTTCTTTCCATTCTAATAGCTAAAGCATTTATAGCATCAATTTCTGACTGACTAGGAGCAACGTAAGCAGCCACATCTCCGTTTTCAGACATAGAGGCAAGTAACTCATCATTATTTATAGTCATATCAGTGTCATTAGGGTTTAATGTGTATGGTATCCAACCATGCTCACTGTGATTTATTTCACAATCAATCCAACTGTTGTTGTTTATATATTTAGCGTTTCTATATTCCATATTAAGAAATCCTAACAAATAAAGTTATATTTGAGTTTGACCCTGCATAATCACCGCCCATCCGTCTCCAAGTTCCTGAAAGCTGACTAGCTTGCGACCCAAAATAATAACTGGAGTACGAACCATCGCCCGCCACGCCATTCCATCTGAGTGCTGCAACGTATAAATCTGATCCCGCTTTTGTATCTCCATAATCATGCGCCGTTGAGTGTGAAACCCCACAAAGCGCATATGTTCCTACACCGTCAGCCGTTGTTGAAGCCCCTGCGCTGTCTAGTTGCGTTTGAATATTGCTAGTGACACCGTTTAAGTAGCCAAGCTCAGTTGTTGAAATAGTGCTTGAAACGGCTACTTTTCCAGACGCATTTGAAATTAATGCACGATTAACTGTAAGGTTTTCTGTGTCAATTGTTGTGGCCGCGCCAGTTATTGTTGCTTGCTTACCGTTAAGTTGCGTTTGAATATTACTGGTGACATTTTCAAGCTTATCAAATTCAGTTGCTGATACTCCCGTTGCTTTCAAATCTTTTGCATAATTTAAATCTGCCGCATCTCCAGTAAAACTGGAGAGCTTATTTAAATCTGCCGCAGAAGAAGTAACATTAGTGCTATTAATTGTTAACGTGCTTAAATTAGGCGCGACCGTTCCACTTGTACCATTTACCCCATCAACAATAGTGTCTAAGGCCGTATTAATGGTTGTCCCCCACGTGTCTTCATTTCCGCCCACGGTTGGTTTAGTTACGCTGATAGCCATGTTAATCTCCTAATTTATTGCACCATATCACTTTATGCTGCCTCCGTCCATGTCTCGCTAGATACATCTGATGTCTCTGTAAATGTAGGCGAAGAAGCCGCAGGAGCGTCAGGCCATGCGTCTGCGTCTGGGTCTGTTGTATCTGTCCAAATTTCTGCGGCAACACTTAAATCCGTGTAACTTTCTGGCGGTATTGTGATTTCCATAAAAGGAAAACGCGCCAACGGAATAACTGGATTACCAGAAGCAACATCAGGCGATGCAAATTTATAATCTTGCGTAATAACGGCGCTATCAATTACGGGCGCAGAGCCATTTACATTATCAGATAGTAAAATATGATTTATAGTTATTGCAGTTGTAGCAATACTTACATTGCCAGTATCAGCATCATTCCCTGCAAGCGTATAAACAACCCCTGCGGAGACAGTATCTACAACAGGGTTTCCAGTAACAATATCCGCACTACTAAATTGGTAATTTTCCGACAATGCAGTTGATGCAACCGTTGGGTTATTAGTTGTTACATTTACTGAACTTAAATTATGACTTTGAGTTAAGACACCCGTTGCGATCCTAACAGTACCAGTTAGTAAATTGGGCGCAGAAAAACTTTCATCCTCAAACATTGTGAGGGTTGGCACACTTGGTGCGTTTGGCGTGTATACGCCAGATACCGCGTGAACCTGAGATATTGCAGTAGTAGCAACCGTAGGATTGCCAGTAGTTACATTATTACCAACAAGAACATCAACCCCCGCGCCAACATCAGCAAATGCTGCGCCTGATAATGAAGAAAAACCAAACATTTATTTTACTTTATTTCTCATTAATTACCTTCTAATGCATCAAGTCTCGCCTCTATCGATGACAGGCGTTGCTCCGTTGCAGCACCTATAAAAGCTAATAGTTGAGGGTATCTGATACCTTTTCTGTTTTTCTGCACTGCTCCCTCTGGAGCTTCCATTTCTAATTTAGACTGAACTTCTATAGAGCCATCTGAGTTTTCAACTTCCCACCATGTATCTTCACACCAAAACGCATAGTTACTTGCGTCAAGACCTTCATTAGCCATTGCTGTTGATATTTCTTGAGCGATAACACCAGTGTGTATTCTAGCACTATCACCTTTCTCTTCTACAGCACTATTCCATTTGTAAGTCTTGAATAGTTTGCTAATAGCTGTGGCGGCTGTTATCTCTGCATCTGTAAGTGATGTAATCTGCTGTTTTTCTCTTTCATCAGACGTTTGAATTGTGCCGTTGCTTGCAAATATATCCACCCAACGCGCATTTCCATGTCCAAAACTATCAGCGTTGTCTTGGATATTTCCACTGTTTGTCGATGGGACAACATGATTAGTAAAATAGTCAAACCTAAATCCAGTATAGGTTGATGTTATGTATATATCGTTACCGTTTTCTCCTATTCGGCCCCTAAAGTTTCCATCCTCATTGAACCTAATAAGAACTCCAGAGCCGTCTAAGCTAATAAGGCCTTCTGCTCCTGTATTGGTAGTTGGTAAAACTAGACGTGTTGCTTTTGTAGCATCGTTGTCGATACGCATACGTTCTGTGCCATTGGTTTGCCAAGTATGGGCGGCAGAAGAAGAAGATGTTTCTATATTATGAACATTAACAAAGTCAGAGGATAAAAAGTATGTATGGTTTTGACCCCCTGCACTTAAAGTAAGGCCACCAGTTCGGTCTTCTGCACCGTCAAGTTGTAGTCTTGATGTAGGTGCATTTATCCCAATCCCGACTTTACCATCGCTTGCGATACGCATACGTTCAACGGCGCTATCAGCAACTCCAGTTCCAAATGCTAAATATTGTTTGCCATTTAAAAGGTTTTCCGCAACGCCTTGAATAAATGACCCAACGCCTGATACGTTACTGTCTTTACCTTCAAACTCAATTCGCCCAATTATTTGATCGTTTGCAACGCTTGTATCTGTATCAGTAAATCTTAGTGCAATTGGGTTAGAGTTACCTGTTCCGTTTGCCCCCTCTAAATGGAGTAGCGCGTCAGGGCTATCAGTCCCCAGACCTACGTTATTTGATGCGTCTTTAAATACAGCTTTACCAGAAGGGTAAGTTACAAAAATATCCTTAACCCCTGCGCCCCACGAAACAGCGTTATTGCTGTTAGAGCTTGCAAATAAAGAGGTTCGCGCAAGTGTAGTACCACTAGCCGTGTAAGTTCCTTTCCCAACCTCAAAATCAGTTCCATCAGTACAAGCGTAATACGTTGTATTGCCATCGCCAATATCGGAAAAACTAGAAAACCCCGCCTTAGCCCCTGCTAATGTATATGTTCCAGTTCCTGTCGTGGTTGTCGTTTCTTGTATTCGATCTTTAAGAACAAGAGCCATAATCTAATCCTAGCTTGGGTCTGGTATTCCAATATCTAATGTTTCTAGGCTAAATGTATTTCCTGATGTAACTTGCTGCGCTGCAGTTAAAGAACCAGTAACCAACAAACGTGAGTTGGTTGTATCTGTTATTGCGTAAAATTGTGCGTTACCTGTTCCTGTAACCGTTCCATCAGATATTGCCGAAAGAGTTACTTTACGCCCACCGCCTGTGCGATCCGCAGGGGCAGAAATACTAATACTTGTTTTGTTACCAAGCGTTTGCGAAGATGTTGCCTCTGCA